AAGGATATTTTTAACCAATTTTTTGAAGAAAAGGCAATATAATATGAAAAAGAATGATTTATTAAGTTTTATCGGCAGATACCATTTAGCCGGAGCAACTACATCAGTAAAATGGGTTGCCAAAGATGGAAAGTTACAAACTAGTTTTATTACAGATGATCAAAATGTAATAGGAACATTAGAGGCAGATAATTTAGATTTAGGTGATCATGAGTTAGGTGTATATGCAACTCCTGCATTAGTAAAAATGTTATCAGCTGTAAGTGATGATTTAGATGTAAATGTTAATGCAGTTGATAAGACAGCTGTAAGTGTAGCAATAAAAGATAAAGATGTTAATATGACTTTTATGTTAGCAGACTTGTCAGTTATTAGACAAGTTCCTGATCTAAAAAATACTCCAGATTGGAATGCATCTTTAGAAATAACAAAAGAGTTTACAAATAAATTTATTAAAGCGAAAAATGCATTACCAGAATCAGAAAATTTTGGAATCAAATGTTCAGGTGATGAAGCAGAAGTGATAATTAATTATTCAACAATCAATAATAATAGAATTACATTTCATGAAAAAGTTACTAATGGCAAAGATATGAATGTCATTTGTTTTTCATCTACTTTATTAAAAGAAATATTACAAGCTAATAAAGATTATAAACATGGTGAATTAAGTGTTTCAGAAGCTGGTTTAGCTAAAGTAACCTTTACATTACCAAATGGAACATCAACTTATTATTTAGTACAATTACAGACATCATAATATGAAAGTAAAGTTCAAGAAATTAGTAGATACAGCTGTAGTGCCTTCATATGCAAAAAATGGAGATGCTGGTTTGGATATGGTAGCAACTAAACATTCTATCAATCCAGACCATAACTTCATTCAATATCATACCGGTATAGCAGTTGAGATACCAGAAGGTCATGTAGGACTATTATTTCCGAGATCATCAATATCGAAAACAGATTTAAGATTAGCAAATGGAGTAGGAGTTATAGATTCTGGATATAGAGGAGAAATTGTATTTAGATATAAGTTCAAAAAGGATACATACTTTGCAGGAATGAAAAGATATAATGACGGAGATAGAGTAGGTCAATTAATAATAATTCCAATACCACAAATAGAACTTGAAGAAGTTTCTGATTTATCAGATACAGATAGAGGTGATGGTGGATTTGGCTCAACAGGAAATTAATATGTTTGGAAATCAAGAACACACATTATGGGTAGAAAAGTTTAGACCCGGTACATTAGATGGATATGTTGGTAATGAACATATCATCGACAAAGTTAAATTATATATAGAATCAGGAGATGTTCCGCATTTGTTATTTTATGGACAAGCCGGAACTGGTAAAACAACATTGGCCAAGATTATTGCAGGTAATGTTGATGCAGATATTATGTATATAAATGCTTCAGATGAAAATAATATTGAAACAGTTAGAACCAAGATCAAGAATTATGCTAGTACAGTAGGATTCAAAAGATGGAAGATTGTTATATTAGATGAGGCAGATTATATGACTCCAAATGGTCAAGCTGCATTAAGAAATCTAATGGAAACATTTAGTAAGACAACTAGATTTATATTAACATGTAATTATGTTGAAAAGATAATTGACCCAATACAATCTAGATGTCAAGTATTTGGAATTACTCCTCCTAACAAAAAAGAGGTTGCAAAAAGGATTGTATCGATATTGGAAGAACTTGAAGTGTCTTATGATAATAAAGATCTTGTTACAATTATAAACGCCGGCTATCCTGATATTAGAAGGGTATTAAATGGCTGTCAGAGGCAGGTTATTAATGGAGTATTGAAAATAGATGACACTAGTGTTATCCAAGCAAATTATATGACTAAACTGATTGAAATCTTAAAAAATGATAGCAAAAAAGATGCTTTTAAGAATATCAGACAGTTGATAAATGATAGTAAAGTTAAAGACTTTTCGGCCTTACATAAATATTTATTTGATGAAGTGGATAGTTATGCGACAGGTCATATTGCAAGTGTTATATTAATTTTAGCAGAATCACAATATCAAGATTCATTTGCAGTTGATAAAGAATTACATATTATGTCTACAATTGTAAAATTATTAAACGAACTAAAATAAGGGAAGTTATGGCAAAAAATTATAATAAGATTCCAGGCATGGATCGAAAGAAGGCTGGATTAAATGCACAAGTAAATATTAAACCAGGCGATATGAAAGATATATGTTGTGAACAATGTGGAGGCCAGTACTTCAGACAAGTAACAGCATTCAAAAGAATATCAGCATTACAATCACCTACAGGTAAAGAACAAATAGTTCCAATACCATCATTTAGGTGTGATGATTGTGGATATGTAAATGAAGAATTTAGACCAATTAAAGGAAAGAAATAGTTATGGCAAAAAAATTAGTATTTGGAGAAGAAGCTCGAGCAGAGCTATTAAATGGTGTTGAACAATTAGCATCTGCAGTTAAATCAACGTTAGGACCTAAAGGAAGGACAGTTGTAATTGAAAAACAATTTGGTGGACCACATGCTACCAAGGACGGTGTTTCGGTTGCAAAAGATATTGAATTAGAAGATCCTACTCAAAACATAGGAGCACAAATGGTAAAAGAAGCTGCATCAAAAACAAATGATGAGGCAGGTGACGGAACCACAACAGCAACAGTATTAGCTCATGCAATACTTAAAGAAGGGTTTAAGAAAATTGCAAATGGTGCTAATCCAATTGAATTAAAAAGAGGAATTGATAAAACAGTAGAAGATGTAGTACAATATCTTAAAGATAATTCTAGACCAGTTAATGGTACAGACGAAATTGGACAAATAGGAACGATATCGGCTAACAATGATACTTCAATTGGAAATATGATTGCAGCAGCAATGGAAAAAGTAGGAGAGAATGGAGTTATAACAGTAGAAGAAGGAAAGACTGCTAATACAGAATTAGAAGTTGTGGAAGGTATGAGATTTGATAGAGGATATTCATCTCCATATTTTGTTACAAATCCAGAAAAAATGACCACAGAATTAGAAAATCCATTTATATTATTATATGATAAAAAGATTTCACAGATGAAAGATGTTCTGCCATTACTTGAACAGTCAATGCAAATGGATAGACCAATGTTAATTATTGCAGAAGATGTTGATGGAGAAGCTCTTTCAACATTAGTTGTTAATAAAGTAAGAGGAACATTGAAAGTTGCAACCGTTAAAGCACCTGGCTTTGGAGCTAAAAGGATGGAACAATTGCAAGATATTGCTGTACTAATTGGAGCAACTGTGATATCAGAAGATACAGGATTGACATTAGAAGATGCAACAATTGACCATTTAGGATCGGCAGAAAAGATTACAATCACAAAAGATAATACTACAATTGTAAATGGTTCTGGTGATTCTGAATTAGTTCAAGAACGTATTAGTCAATTAACAGTTCAATCTGATACAGCAGAATCACAATATGATCAAGAAAAGATTCAAGAGAGATTAGCTAAATTAGCCGGCGGTGTTGCTGTAATTAGAATAGGAGCTGGTTCTGAAATTGAAATGAAGGAAAAGAAAGATAGAGTTGATGATGCACTTAATGCAACAAAAGCAGCAGTTGAAGAAGGAATTATAGCTGGTGGTGGAACTGTATTAAGAGGATATCAACATCCAGGAGATGATATATATGAAAATGAAGATCAAGCAATGGGAGGAGATATTGTGGTTAGAGCTTGTAAAGCTCCATTCGAAGCCATTTTGGAGAATGCTGGACTTAATGCTGAGGTTATTTGGAATAAGATAGTAACACATAATGCAAATGGAACCGGAGCTGGATATGATGTTAGAACAGAGACAGTATTGGAAGATATGGTAGATGTAGGTATTATTGACCCAGTTAAAGTAACAAGGATTGCTTTAGAGAAAGCTGCATCTGTAGCAGGAACAGTATTAACTACAGAATGTGTAGTTACAAGTATTCCAAAAGAAGAAAATACAGCACAACCACAAATGCCAATGATGTAATATGAAAGCAAAGAAACCAGCTACAATATTTGATCATTTAGCTAATATAACATGGAAGAAAACTCCTTGGGATAAATTAGATGAAGCATCTCAAAAAACATTTTCTCCATATTTGATTAATCGTTGGCTATCTATGAATATGGATTATATTGAAATAGTTGATATGTTTCAACAATATACAATTGGTCCATTAAGTAAAAAACATGTTTATCAATTATATTTTGATTTCTTACCTAAACAAAAGTCATTTAACAAATACATAAAAGGAAAGAAACAAGACAAATATAATAAAGAACTTGTTAAGTTAATTGCAGACCATTTTCAAACAGCTCGGCCAGAGGCAGAAGAGTATATTGGACTTTTAGAAAAGGAAGAATTAAGTTCTATTCTAAAAAAATATGGTAAAAACGAAAAAGAAATAAAAGGGTTATTAAAATGAAAACAATAAAAGATGCACCAAGGGCAGAAGAAAAGCCTAGACATAAAGTAGTATTTAATCAAATTCAACAACGAATGAAGGATGTAGATGATGAAGCAGTTGCATATTGTGAAAAAGAATATCCAGAAACATGTGATGAATTCTTAAATATAATGGCCGACCAATAT